TAACTTGTCGTCAAGTGTCAGACCATACTCCAAAATGGTAGCGTTATAAGCAGACCGTCTCTTGTCCTTTTGGTCTTGGATGACTGTGCCTACAAAGTTAGCTGCACTAGGAACAAATGCTGCAAGTTTTGAATGGAAGTCAGTAACTTCTTTCAGACGTGCCTGTTCGTTTTGAATCTGAATGTTGTAATTCATTTGTTCAGACTCTTGATACAGTTTCCTGTTTTCCATATCAAGATCGAACGCAAGCTCTCGACTTTGTTGTTCAGTCTGTTGGTTGAACATCTGTGCCCTTAGGCCGAGTTCATTATTCCGTGCTTGTTGGTTTTGAGCAGCCTGCAGTCCAGCGTCCTCATAGGCTGCTTTCTCTCGGATTCTTTGTACTTTAGTTTTTGTTGGTTTAATTTGCCCGGCACCGAAACTTCCAGGCTGAGCCTTGATTTGATATTTACTCATTATCCTCCATAAGCCATAACTGCTTCGCCTAAATTAAATCCACCACCACCAGCAAATCCACCTGCTACTGCCTTCCCAATATCAATTGCATCTTGTGCAAGTGCTAATCCAAGGTTCTCTTGTGGTGCAGACAATTTGACCGGTTTTGGTGGTTTCCTCCATTCTGGAATCTCTGCGTATTCAGGATCAGGCCTCCTTTCTGGTCTTGGTAATGCAGGTAATTCTGACGGTTTCGACAGAATTGAATTCATTGCATTCAAATCTTCTTGTAATCTATCTTGTTGGAATTTAATTCTCATTGCTGCATCATTAGCATCAACGTTATCTCGCGTTGCTTGTAGCATTACTCTATCCATTACAAGCTGGTCCACTAATTTTGACATTCTTAAATTCTCTCCTTCTTCTGCATACATAAATGCACTTGCAATAGCTGTCTGTCGTGCCCCTGATTCAGCAGCTTCAGCTTGTAGAGCTTTACTAGCTGAACGACCTGAACCTCCAGCAGCACGTTGTTCACCTGCTGCTTTCATTCCTTGTACAATTTCAGACTGTGTATCTAAATTTGCTTTACCTGCTAGGGTTTTTTTGTTCAGTGCAATTCCAGCAGAAGCCGCTAAAAAGTCTCTTTCTGTTTCTTCCTTATCAAAACGTAGACCAATTAGTTGCTCTCTGTATGAACGCTGTTGTTGCATTTGTGCATTCATATATGCCATATTATTGAAGCTTATTTGTGTAGTAGCTTCACTAATAGATGCATTATATGCTTCCATCTCCGTATTCTGTTTGCGAATACGCATCTTTTCGCCAAAACGCCACTGGGCCATCTCATTAGAGAATTGATAATCAGCATTATTTGCGTTATTGCGTTTTAAAATTTCTAGGCTTTCTACTTTAAAATTGTAGTTATCCTTACCTACAGCCTTATTGTATTTATAAGACTGCTTATTGGCTTTGTTTTGTGCTGTTGTTTGTTTTCGTGCTTGTGCATTTCTGCTCCGTGCTCCCAAGAAGTTAAGCATCCTCAGACCCTCCTATAGAAACGTGGTGTGTAATTTCCTTCCCACATCATTGCGTTTACAGCAACTGGAAAGGGTGTGTTGTTAAACATCCTCAATTTAAAATTCTCTGAACGTTGATGAATAGGTACTGTAAATACAGTTTCATTATCTAGTGGAACGTCATTAGCCAAGTATGTATTTGCTTCGATAACAGGAGCAGTAGAGAACCATTCGTCAATTGCTAAGACAATTACTGCATTAGCTGCAGGTGCACTACTAAATACAATAGTAGTGTCGTTAGTAAAGCTATAAGCAGTGGTAGCTATACCATTTACTGAAACTTTTACATCACTACTGTCTTCAAATTTTAAATCCTGTTTGTTAAAGACAAATGTAGTTGTAGTGCCATCACCAGTTAAGGTTACTCTATATGGTTCACGTCCATTCTGTTTTACTTTGAAGTTCATTGCTCCAGATAAACCAACAGAAAATTTCATACGTGCAATAGTTAAATTTGCTGTATAGTCAGCCTCTGTTTTTTCTGGTTTATAGTAGGTTGTCGGGAGATGTACATCGAAATTATATTTAAATCCCACAATAACGTCACTAGCAACGTTTGTAAGATCCTTTCCTCGTACAACAAAATGTGGTCCAGTACCATCAGAACTACGTTCCGGCGTAACATTAAATCCAGATTCAACGAATGTACCTGTGCTTGTATTTCCTTTAATAATTAAAACTGGTGTTAGCTCACTTACATCATTAAATGGTAGATAACATTTTGATAAATTATTTGTGGCATCGTATACGACACTCGAAGCAGTCGCATACAAATCCATAGAAGGATTCACTTTTTGCCCTTTATTATTGACGATAATTGCCTGATCAGGACTTTGACTTAATGCAGCCTTACACAATACAAATTGGTTTCCTTGTTTCGTTACAGCATACATATCATCTGAATCTATAGCGATGAACTGAGTTGTACCTGGTAGCTGCCATTCAACCCATGCTTGCATCAATGTTTCCTTTCCGTCACTGTAATATCTAAAGACGTATATCTTATTTGATGTTTGTCCTGCTAGTGCGATAAGTGAATTTTGCGGACTAGAAATTAATTGATCAATGTTTGGAGATATCCATTCTTTGACTACTCGTGATAGATCTAATACTTGTGGATTTTCTTGCTGTCCACGAGTAACCATACTAAAGCATCTTGTATAGCCTGGTGTCTTACTTATAAAGTTTAGTTGAGTACCTACATCCACAGGATCAACAGACTCATCCATCTCATAGTTCGATATTGCTCTAATTGTTGCTAGTTGTGGAGTCAGTACACCATTATCTGAGAATAAAATAAATTGTTGTTTTGATGAAAATAGTACAACACCCTGAGCTGTTGGTAATACAGCATTCAATGTTGTAGGTTTTACAGAAGAACAACTAATATCTACGGGGTCAGAATTTAATATTGTCTGTGCACTTTTAAAGTAGAAGTTAAAAAACTCCCCAGACTGACTCATGATTACGTTGTCTTTCGATAGGAAACCCAATCTATTATTATGAAAAAATCCTGCAGAAATTGTTGACCCCAAAAAGCTTGGCTGGCTGTTGGTTTCGTTGTCTCCAACTTTTCTTAAGTCATACGATATTTTTTTAAATGTAAATGTATTCGTCCCGGTATTTACCAGTTCATGTGGCAGTGTTGTATTGTTCAATCCTGGTGAAACATCTGGTGCAACTGTTTCTTCCCAGTATCCTCTTCCATTCCCAACACCACCTACAATATTATCTGCTTTAAATGCAGCGTAGTAGTCATCTAATACTCCAGTTGTATTCGCAATTTTTACTACATGACCATGGTACGATTCTTCAGGTAATATTGTAATGTCTCTGACTTCATCTTGAAATGCTTCCAGGTATGTGTTTCCAAAACCACCCCTTGCCTCAAGCTTGAATTCGGTCGCTACACCATTAACTACACGTGTAATATCTAAGCTCACTTTACCGTTTTGAGTTACAGTCCACGTGCCAGTAAAGTCACTATTGCTAGCAGCCTGTTGCGCTGTTATTAAAGTATTAATTGCATCTTTAAGATTGTGCCCAGCTTTATTGGCTAGAATATCATCAAATGTATAGTCAGTTGTATGCGATGTTATTGAAGTTTCTATGTCTTGAATTTTTACATAGTAGTTAGCTTCTGGTACAGCTCCAGAGATTACCAATGTACCTTTAGATTTTGGTATAAATGTAGGCGCTGCTTGCTCGGTTACTGTGACTGATGAATTGATTACAATTGTAGTATCCTGTACTGTTAATAGCTTGTAGTTTTCTTTGGTGCCACTTAAATAGCTATTTGGATTGTAACCGCTGTCTTGTTGGTATGTAATTGTGCAAGCTGTACCACTCAGTGCATTCCAGATATAAAATGCATTTCCTTTAATACAACCTATATATTCTTCGTCATCATCTCTGTTGATATAAAACCATTTTGCATCATCATATGTTGTACCTGTTCCTAGGTTTGCAATATGCTTAAAGCCAGGTCTTTTTGTAAGTCCGTAGGTGGCATCAGGAAAGCCGTTGTAGCACTCACGGACCTGACCGGGGAGCATTTTGTCATCTGATTGTTTTGATACTCCACCTAAAAAGTTAGAGATCCGTTGAGTTACTGCTGCCATTTATCGATAAAGTGCGTTGTATGGTTTGTAGCTGTTGTAGGTATTTGTATTACCTGGATGGCCAAAGAATGTATAGTCTCCTTGATTACATTCATACTCCATAGCCATTGCCCTAGTGAATGCTTCTTTCTGTTGAAGCATTTGGTACTGTGTACTATCTCCAACAATTCTACTGCTTACTGTTGATGCAGCTCTACTGACAATAAAATCTGCAATAGCTGTTGGGATATCTACCCAGTCAAATAGCCATGTGATGTCACATTCAATTTGTTTTGTAAACGTAAATGTGTGGTGAGCTTTGTCATATAGTTTACCGCTTCTCCTAACAACATCTAGTTCTACGTTCGATGCATTTTGTGTTGGATCAATTTGTAGAATGTTATTAGGAATAACGATTTCGTTGTTTGTATCTGGAGTCATTGTGTAGTGACTCTCTTTATTAAATGTCCATCCCTCAGCCTGTACTTCCCGAGAGACTTCTAACAAAGTCTGGTAAGCAATCGCAACGTCCGGGTTGGTTTGATCAAGGGTAGTCACAGGCGCTTGACCACATGACTGCAGGATTGTGTTTACAGCAGGTAGCTCTTGCTGAGCATTAGTGGTAGGAAAAGCCATATAAGTAAAAAAAAGGGACCCCGAAGGATCCCCATAAAGTGTATAAAAATCAGAATGTAGAAGGAGCAGAAGCACCGACATACAGCTCAACGGCTGCAGCAGGGTTCAGGTAGTCAGCACCCATAGCCAAGCGGCCAAGGATAACGTCGCCCTGATAAATCACGGAGACATCACCACTGGTGACTTGTACTTGAGGACCGATTGCTTCTACGCAACCAGCAGCTTCACGCTGGAAGATAAGACCAGCAGACACTGCACCGAATTCGGAAGCAGTACCGTAGTCATTGTTGATTCCAGTAGTAGCACCGGAAGCATCTTCAAGGCTAGGACCGATAAAGCTACCGGTGTTGCCAGGAGATGTTTGACCAGAAGTACCGCCGTACTTAGTACCGTACTTGCCGAGGAAAGGAATATTCATCGACTTGTAGATCTTGATACCAGCGATCTCGATGATGCCGTTGCCGCCTTGCAGAGCAGAGCCCTGAGCGTCACGGTTTACAAGACCATTAGAACCGACAGCTTGGATCAATTCGTAGTACTGACGTGGGTTAAGGACGGCAACACGGCCATCGCCAGAGATACCCTTCTCGTCCATTGCAGCTGCTGCGTCATAGAAAGCCGCAATCAATGCAGCAGAGGAGAATGCATCAGATTCGTTAGTAGTAGTACCGACACGGATCTGCGTACCACCTGGCTCAACAAAGTTAGTTGCACTAACAGGTGAGGCAGAACGTGCACCACGTGCAATTGCACGGAAGATCAAACGGTCATACTTTTCTGCGAGGGCATAGCCGATCTTGCGGCTAATTTCCGAACGCAGGTCGTAATGTGAAAGAGTCTCATCAAGGTCGTAAACGAACGCTGAGCTGATCAGCAGGTCGTCAACCGTGATGGTCTTCTCAGCCACTGGGGGCGCACCATCGGAGTTGCCGAGGATTGCATTACCAGGGGTGTGATACTCAGCCGTGGTACGACCGGTATAGATGAACTGCAATGACTTGCCGTTCTTAAGTGTACGCTTCATCACCATATCGCGTGCGATTGCGTTATGCTGGAAGCCTTTAAACATCTCTCCACTGAACAACTTCAGATAGAGAGCTCGCTTATCTCCTGAGAGATTTGATTGACCTAGATTAACCAGATTGGTTGTCAGGTCTGTAGACTGATGTGCCATTATATTAGAGAGTAAATGTATATTCGACTCTCAAAGATCTTTGAGTTATTTAATTGTATATGTGTGGTCTATCCCACCGTCTAGACGGCTAAAGGTATCCTCCGTAGAGGGCTAAAGCCAATAGTGAAGCCGGGACTTGAACCCGGCAGTAAGCCTATTTCTTATTCACAGTTTTGTTGTACTTGTTGCCGCGATAAGTGAGAGTAACAGTCATTGTTAATTCCAATTACCTAGCCCCCGTTCCATGACTAGGCGGCCTGCGTCCTAAAGGATGAACGTAAGTAGTACAACTACTCTTCAAGTTCTTCAAAAACGTAGCCCAATTCAATAGCTCTTTCTTTAGCTAAAGCTTCGTCAGTAAATTCTTCGATGTTGGGTTGACCACTGCCAAAGGATGATGTGTTTTCCGCTTCAACATAATGGACAGCATTAGGTCCATGGCAAATATAATAGTTCATGAGTTGTAAGAAATTGTCCAGCCTTTATTGATAAGGTTAGTGTAGGCAGTATTTGCTGCAGTACTCCATGTAGTTTTGGATGCGTTTGTTCCACCGTTTATATGCGACAGGACAGAACTTGCACCGTTGGTATCAAGTGAAGTAAGAATATTTTCAATCGATTGTGCTGTTAAGGCACAGCCGTTCCAAGCAAAATGAAAGGGAATGGTCGATAGTGCCCCTGTGGAGTCAAATACATTAGCTGGGAACGTTGTCAGCGAATTGCACCCGTACCAAGCCAACCTAAAGTTTGTCGCACTTGAGAAATTGAGCGACGGTAATGAAGTAAGCGATTTACATAAGTACCAAGCGCCTGCAAAATTAGTCCCACTTGAAGTGTCTATTAATGGAATTGAAGTGAGATTCTCATTGAATGTCCACACATCATTAAAATTAGTCACATTTGAAGTAGCTGAAAAATCCATTGTAATGGTAGTCATATAACGAGCATCTTTAAAAGCACCATACAAGCTAGTACCAAGGTTCCAGGTAGAATCTGTACTAATCTCACATGCGGTAACTCTATTTGCTTGTAAGGAGCTATTCCAATAAGGTCTATAAGTACCAGTAGGTGTAACTGTCACTACATAGCTACCTGCAGATGCATATGTGTGGCTTAGATTATTAGACGTGCTAGCTTGTGTATTACCATCACCCCAATCAACAGTATAATTGACGGAACCAGTATCTCTAACCCCCCAGCTAGTACTGGTAATTGTAATGTAATATTTAATACCAACAAAGTCAGCTTCACTAGCTGCAAATATTGTCAAAGGAATCATTAGCTGACTCCTTGTCCAACAATAACAAACTTATTA